GGGAACTGATGGCTACCTATAGAACATTTCGCGAATTAGGATTAGCAGTTCAGCGGGAACGTCCAGATTTCAGGGACTATGACCCCGAAGAAGTGGGTCGGCGCGTCTCTGAGGTAATGGATATTCAGGTGGGCGATGATCGCTCATTTGGCGATAAAGCCATCGATGATTTAGGGCGCACTGTAAGCGAGGAGGTTGGCGGCCTTGTTGAATCTTTAGCATCTCCCATAGAGACCGCAAAGGGCATGGGAATGATTGCAGGAGGCGCGGCAGACATCGCCCTCGGCACGGACTTTGTCGATGACGAAGTTGAAAAATTAGTGCGCACTGAGGGGCGTAGGTACGTTGACGAGATAAAGAACTTTGAGAATCGTCCCTTTAGGGCGGCTGCAAACCTCGCGCTCGGAGGCGGGTTACTGGGCGCGATAGGCAAAGCTGGGCGCATGGGTAGGCTCGCGAGCGCTGGCAGGATGATAGAGAACCTGGATCCCATCACGGCAGCGGCGCGCACTACAGGCGCTGTAGCGCGCGGGACAGGTAGAGCCGTATCAGCGCCCTTCCGTAAGGCTGCATCGACAATCACGCGAGAAGGTGACACCCTCACAAACCAAGCCGCACGCAACACGCTCGGTCTCTACTCCTCTGTGGGCGAAGAGGCTATCAATCAATTATCACGCCGCTCACAGAAACCCGAATCGCGCGCTGTGATAGAGGACCAGCTACTACAAGGCGATGAGGCGATCACAAAAGCGGAAGATCGCTACCTGCGCGCGTATGTTGAGAACATTAGGCTGGCAAATAAGGAGTATGAAGCAGCTAAAAGCCAGTTGATTGAAAATCAAGTTTGGGATGCCCCATTGGGCAACGCTGAAGATTTCATCGCACAATTTTTCAATGACGCGTTCGCCTCGGCAGAAACACCCATGCGAGTCAAGCCTAAGATAAGAAAAGATGACAGTGGTTTAGAGTTTCAAGATGGGTATGAAGTGGAGCGCACTGATAGGCTTGGTGTGGACGTGGAAACCAGCAGTGAGATGGCAAAGCTATTCAACGAACTTGCACAAGACGCAAGAGACGTTGGGACGTTAACGCTTGGCGGAATGGATAGCATTAAGAGGCGGATAGACACGCGCTTGAGCGACCTAAACACGCAGCAGGCGGGGACAAGAACCACGCGGCGCGTGCTCTCTGAATTGCGTGGCAACATAAGTGGTCTGCTTGGGCAAAATAAAGATTATAGAGAGATGATGCGCGGCTATTCGGAGCGTATAAACCTCAAAGAGGCGCTTGATGAGCAGTTTGGCAAGATCAGTGTCGATGAGTTAAGCACACTCAGAAGAAAGGCAGAAAAAGGAGAGCGTCTCACTAAGCCCGATGTAGGTGGGCGTCTCATGCGCGCATTTGACTCCGATGACAAGACCACTAAGCGCCAAGAGGCGCTTGAGATACTAGAGGGTGCTGTAGGCGATCAGGATTTAGGAAACCTTGCGCTGGGGGCAAAACTACAGCCCTTTAGTGGTAAAGGTCTTGTAGGTCGCGCAGAGCAGTCGCAGGCTATCCGCAAAGTGTTAAGTATTGCTGGCGGCGTTGGTCTTGGAACGGGCGCATTTTTCGGAGCAGCGGCAGGCGCAGCAGCAGGCGCGCTTACAGCGATCCCCGCGTGGATCTTCTTGTCCCCTCGTGCATCATCACGCCTCATATCGCATATGGCGAGTAAGGGCTACAACATCTCGCGCGATGATGCGCGCCGCATTAAAGAGATCGCTCCGCTTATAGAGCAAGAGGGGCAGAAATGGCGTAACGCTACAAGGAGCAGCGGAATCGCACCGCAGAAGGCGCTGGATGAACTCAAGCGCAGCGGGATCACAATCGGAGAGCTAGCGCGCATGGCAGCGCCTACAACGCGCAGAGCCGCAACGCAGACGCAGCGGATTGACGAGGAACAAGAGCAGCAGGGACAACCAAACATACTACGGACGTTGGGTAGGAGATAGGGTAAGGGAAAATGGCAAACTTTGGTCCGTCCAAGACGTGGACTGACGGTGAGATACTGTCACATACAGACCTCAATGCGGCGCTGTTGGACATCATCAACAACGTCACTAATAACAACATTGACGCGGATAACATAGACGAGACGGATGACTACACATGGAGCGGCGCTAACAGCTTCGTGGGTGGACACAGCATCAAGGTCCTCTCTAATGCTGCATCATCTATAGTCACAGGCACCACACTAGAGTGGGATCCTGGCGATGGCGGTCAGATGACCGATAACTCGTCGGGCATTTCGCTGGATTTCAAACTACCCGATGCAGCAGATAACCAGGACGTTTTCGCGTCTATTGCTGCCATCTGCTTAGATGACGCCGCTGGCAGCGAGGATGGCGAGCTTTCCTTCCGCGTGGCTACTGCAGGAACTAATACGGAGAAGATGACACTCTCCAATTCCGCTCTCACCGTCACCCCCGCTATAACCGCATCGGGCGGCATAACGGGCAGCGTTACGAGTAGCAATGTCTCCATCACGGGCGGCACCATTACAGGCATCACAGATATCGCTATAGCCGATGGGGGGACAGGCGCGTCAACTGCCGCTGCAGCACGCACAAACTTAGGCCTGGAGATCGGCGTAGACGTGCAGGCTTATGACGCGGAATTGCAGGCGCTGTCGGGCCTTACTCCCACCGATAGCAATATCATCGTAGGTAATGGCTCGACATTTGTCACGGAGTCGGGAGCAACGGCGCGCACTTCATTGGGCCTCGGCTCTATTGCCACGCAGAGCGCAAGCGCTGTAAGCATCACGGGTGGCTCGCTTACAGGCATGACCTCGTATAGCGGCGGCACGATCAGCGGTACGACAGGGACGTTCAGCGGTGATCTGACAGTAGGAACAACGGATCTGATAGTTGATGTGTCGGCTAATAAGGTAGGCATCGGTGGGACTCCTACAGAGGAGTTAGACATACAGGGCAGTGGCGCAACGCAGACGCTGCGCGTGATCCGCACTGATGCGTCTACCGCAGGTGGTATAACGATTAACAGCGCGAACGGTAGTAACTATGTCTACAACACTGCGGCAAAAGATTTAGTTCTTTCAGCAGATAACGGTGGTACGCAGACCAAACTGCACTCTAACGGTGATTTTTCGGTAAACAGCTATAAAATTTTTCTTGACAACTCTACAAGCTATGTGGGCATCAATACGCTCTCGCCAAACGCCAGATTGGACGTTAATGGTGATATACGATATGAGGGTCGAATTCTACCTACTTCATCGGCCAGCGATGGTACAGCCGCTGCACCGTCAATAGTAGTCGGTGGTGATTATGACAATGGATTTTTTAGACCTGCTAATAACACGATTGGTTTTACCACGGGTGGCGTGGAACGCGCACGCATTACGAGCGATGGCAACATGGGGTTGGGCGTTACGCCGAGTGCGTGGCTTAGTACGATACGGGCATTGCAGGTTGGTGACGGCGCATC